TTATTCCCCTGATGTAGGCACGGTGAAATCACCGTAAACAAAGGCTTCCGGACGTTTTACTGCTAACGCCAAACGCTCCTCGCAACGAATTGAGATCATGTTTTTCTCAAAATCGTCAGTGTTTTCCGTAGAAATCACCACATTGGTTTCTTCACGATCGAATAACTGCGCACCCGCGTTAAATGCCCCTGTTAAGAATTTGCCTTTAAAGGCCGTTGATTCAGTAGCAACAACAGGTAGACCCCATAAAGTTGGGCCAATTAATGCAGATGGGTTGGCAAGAATGTAACGCCCTAATGAGTCTTTGGTTAATTCAATTTTCGCCCAATCGATAAAATGCAAAACATGCCCTGTGGCAGGCAGTCGAGCTAATTGCGCTTGTAGCATCGCAAGGCGTAAATCATCAATGCCACTTTGCTTTTCGACGCTAAATTCAGGTTTATATTTAGAGGCTTGAGGAATGATGCCATGTAAGTGAGCACCAGAGCCGTCACCAAACAAGATTTCTTGCTCTTCAACAAACTTCAAACCATAACGCATTTCAGCATCGACTAAAGACTGCAGTTGTGCAAAGTCATCTAAGATTTGTTTAGAGGCCTTGAACATATGAGCAATGGTGGTTACTGGTGTGATTTTGGTTGCAAATTCAATGTCACTGTAAGGCTTAGTGGTATTTTCTGGTACCACAGAAGCTTTATTCGTAAAGCCCGTCTGCTGAACCCAGAAAATAGCCGGTGAAGTAGTTTTGCCTGGTGCAATCAGATCTCGGATAAATAAACGCTGTTTTGGCGCAACATCAATACCGGGTAAGCGCTGAGGTTCAACAACACCTTCAGCCACACCGGTTGAAGTTAATGCGGCTTGCACTGGAATAGAAATGCGCTTACTTGATTGAATACTAGAGTTAATTTCTTTCAGTACATCTGCAGAAATGACTTGTTGACCAATTGTTTTGGCTGCCTGAACCGCATTATTCAGTGGCATTTGTGCTACATGTTGCTCTAATTCACCTAATGAAGCTTTGAGTGTTTTTTCAGATTCACGCAATGCATTCAGTTCGGTTGCCATCTTATCTACCGCTGCTTTAGTTTCGGTGCTTAAACTACCGACTTTTTGCGCTTCTTTTAAGGCTTCTTCGGCTTTAGCATTAAATTTGCCATTGGCTTCTTCAATTTTTGCCGATAGATTTTTTAATAATTCATTTGTATCAGACATAATGTCTCCGATTAGTTAGCTGTGGCGAAGGCATTTACCGCCTTTTCCAATTCAGAAAGAGTGTCAGGATTAATTTCAGAGGTAGCGCTTGGCGTACCGTGAGGATTGGAAGTAGCGCTCGGCATACTTCGTGTTAAAGCACTAATAAGTTTTCTACGCTCAGAGCGAGAAGTGTTCGCCTTAGCAAGTAACGCATCTAATTTACGAATAGCGGCTTGTGGGCTTTCATCACCATCATCAACAATATCTGCAGTAAGCAAATTATCAGCAAAGCCTTTCTCGATCGCTTCACTCGCACCAATATAGGTTTCGTCGTCCATCATCTGACTCACGACTTCATTAGATTGCCCACTACGTGCCACATAGATATCTGCCATCGACGTATCAAAAGGGGCGAGATCATTAGCTAATTTTGCAAAGTCATGCCGATTACCCACACCGACAGCCCAACAGTTATGGATCATCAAAAAGGCACCGCGACCCATTTGAACTTCATCACCAGCCATTGCAATAATGGACGCAGCTGAAGCGGCAATACCTAAAATATTGACGGTCACTTTTCCACTGTGAGAGCGAAGTAGGTTATAAATGGCTAATCCTTCAAACATATCGCCACCTGGACTATTGATATTGACAACCACATCATTATTTCCAATGGCGTGAAGTGCGGCAGAAATACGTTTTGCGGTAACCCCCTCTCCCCAATAATCTTCACCAATCACATCTAATATTGAGATGGTGTTATCTGTACTTGATGCACGAATACTGCTATTCCATTTATCCAGTGCTTTAGATTTCAGCTCATAGCTAATCGATGCGCAGGGGCGATCCTCCAGCGCAACTGGCAAATGACTTTTTTTCATAAATTTACTCCTCAGAGTGAGGTTGATTGGCTTGAGAATGCGGGGCTACGGGATTGCCTTCAGGAAATAACCAGTTGGTGATCTGCGCTTTAAGTTTTTCAGCCTCATTACTAGAGGCTTCTTGCCCGAGCTGATCAAGGGGGGTTAAATTAAGTTGAACGGTATAAATATCACCACCATCAATCGGCGGTAAATTTTCTAGCCGTCTCACATCATTTCGACTCATCCAGCCATTTTGTAATGCCGTTGTGTAGTAAGCAGAGCGCCCTGCACTGTCAGCCCGTAATAAACCTTCAACAGAGAATTCAGCATAATAATCATCGTCGCCATTCAATAAACACCGGCTAATTTCTTGTTCTATATTGACTAAAAGAGGTCTTAGCGTATTAGTAAGAAACTGCATATTCATACCTTCGACGCTCGATGCCCAACTACTTTGTTTATCCATATGCCCCACCATAAAGGGTGGAACACGAAACCATCGACAAATTTCTTCAATACTGAAGGTTCTACTTTCTAACATTTGAGCCGCTTCAGGATTCATGGTGACATTGTTGTATTTCATCCCCCCCTCAAGCACCATCATTTTTCCCGCATTTTTTGAACCTACAAAGCTTAATAAATAACTTCTAATGCGCTCTCTTTGTTCTTCATTAAGCGGTTGTTCAGCAGATAAAAAACCCGAACTTTGCAATCCATTTTCAAATATCTTAGCGGCTGACTCTTCAACAGATAATGCAGCACCAATAACATCACGCCCTATTTTTACAGGGATCATTCCGCAAATGCCATCCATGCCAAATCCACGAATATGCATAATGTTATTAATAGGGATCGTTCTTATTTTTTGCCCTAACGGATCAGTGTATTTATATTCGAGCATACCCGTTTGCTCACTGCGTTTAACCGTCATGTTTTGTGGCAATAAGGGCTCTAAAGCAACCAACTTTGAACCAATATACTTTTTTTCAATAAAACTATTGCCACGCAAACAAAGGCTAGCAACAACCATTAACATAAAGCGGGAAGGCGTCATTTCAAGGTTAGGTTGCTTACAGAGTAATCTATAAATAGGGTGCTCTTTCGCTAAGCTTCTTGAGCCATCACTTTCACTTTTATAAATCTTGATCGGTAATGTCGATATTGATTCACTAAGCAATCTTACACATGCCCAAACCGCAGAAAGTTGCATTGCTTTATCTGCTGTTACAACTTTTCCACTACTGCTTGTGCCACTCCATTCTTGCCAAAACTCTCCACTGGTCAGCGAAATAGGTACGCCCAACCAATTAAGAAGCGCACTTTTAATGCGCCCTGGTTTTTTATTGTGTTGCATTAGATACCTACTATGATTGGGTTATTTATAAATCCTGAGATATCGGGTTTATCACTCCCCCCATTCACCAATAATCGACTCATGCCTGTAAATAGTGCAACAGGGCCGTCAATTTTTGCCTCGGGTGTAGATTTATTAGGGAAAATATTGTCGTTTTTATCCGGTTTAACCGTGACGTTCGACATCATCCAGTTCATAACAGGGTGTTGGCCATGATGAAACTTACCCGCATAAACCAGTGCTTCAATCTCTTTCATGGATTCAGAAAAATTACGCACCGTTTGAGCGACTTCTACAAGGGGTAACCCTTCTTCTGCCAGTGCTAAACTAAACTGAGTGGCACTCCACGGATCAAAACCCAGCTCTTTTAAGTTTTCACCATCCACCCATGCGATGATTTCTTCTTTAATTTGAGCATGATCGACGACTTCGCCATCAGTTAATTCGAGATACCCCATATCTGCCCATTTTCGGTAAAGTTCAGCCATTTGGCGAGAACAGCGTTCTAACCTCTCCTCAGGTAACCAGAATTTAAAATCAGCATGAACATGCCCATTAGTAGGCTGTTGCCACACTTTTACCGCGGCACAAATATCAATCTTATTAGCGAGGTCAACGCCCACCCATAATGGATAGGTTTTTAATTCATGTTGAGGTGCGAGTTCTGGTGCATCATCCCACTTCATCATGTCCATCCATGACGATTCGGCTGTGACCCAAATATTCATGTGTTTTGTGAAGAAGTTAATTCGTGCGGAAACCTGCTCTTTGGCTTTCTTGGCTAAGCGGCGTAAATCATCCCAGCGCTTACAAATACCGAGACCCGGATTTGCCTTTTGCCACACTGTTTCATCAAAGGGATCATCGTCTTTATCTAGCGTATAGATAATGCCAAAGAAAGAATCATCATCCACTTGACCACGGAGAACCTTAATCGCGTAATCCCGTAACTCGTAACAAATCCCCTCTTTATTAAAACCCGCCGTAGTGATCCCAAAAAGAAGAGACTGCAGACGCGCACCGGTAGCGGTTTCTAATACGTCCCACACATCACGAGTTTTGTGCGCATGCAATTCATCAACAATACCGCAGTGAATGTTTAAACCATCAAGATTATTAGCATCACTGGAAAGCGGTTCAAACTTAGAGGCAGTTTCTTCTTGATAGATAGCGAGTTTATTAAATTCAAATAAACGACCCAATGTCGCTTTGGACTTTTTCAACATGTTCTTCGCATCTTCAAACACAATACGAGCCTGATCACGCGTTGTAGCTGCTGAGTAAACTTCGGCACCACCTTCACCATCAGCACCGGTCATATAAAGCCCAATACCGGATGACAATGTGGATTTTGCATTTTTCCTCGCCACCTCGTTATAAGCTGTTCGATATCGACGAACCATAACAGGACGTCCGCTACCATCGTTACGAAGGACTACTTCACCCGTACTTTCATCAATTAATGGACGAACAAACCCAAAGATATTGATGAGAATAAAAATATGCCAATCCATCAGGTCTATGGGTTTGCCCGCCAATGCACCTTTGACGTGAGGAACGAACTTATAGAAATTCAAAATATGCTGAGCACGAGGTTCACTAAACGTTATTCCTCGTTTCTCACCTTCCTTTAAATCATCGAGAAACCGCTGACAAGCAAGCCTAACCAATTCACCTGCAACAATTTTCCCTGTCACTACTTTCTCAGCATAACGAATGCCATCAATAACCTTTGCCATCTTTAATCTCTCGCTTTTAAAAATGCTGTAAATGGATCCTCTTCTGCTGGAGTCTTCATGGTGACTTTTGTTCGAGAAGCGGGAGTCATACCAAATTCACTTAACATGGCGCGAATACGTTTCCATGCATCGGCCTTCATTGCAGCAGATGGATGCGCCTTTATCATCAATCCACTTTCTGTATTGTTTTTGTAGGTATAGCCTTCTTTATCGAGAACATCACAATGATGTCGATATTCAGTGTAAGCTTCGACGAGTAACTCCAATGCCTTAGCATCCATCTGACTCATGACACCCATTGCATCAAGTTCTTCAGCAATACGCTTAAACCAATACTTACCTTGCTTAGTGAAATGCTTCGGAGTTGGGGGTACCCCTTTTGGCGGTTTTGGCTCTTTTTTATTAATCGGTCGTTTTGATGGGTTCCCCCTCACCAATTGCAGATGTGACGGGGTTTTAGGCGGTCCAGCCATAATAGAAATCTCCTATCAATAATCGCTTGGGGTTCCCCAAAAAAAGTTTTCTAACCTGCGGTGATGTGAAAAGAGGTAAGGGGGCGGTCCTAGGTGGCGAGAGTGGTAGGCATTTTACCCGCCCCTCCCCTATTAATAATAGGGTTGTTTTGAGCTACGGAATTATTTCCCTTCCTTCGCTGTCTTGGTTCTATGACATGGAATGCATAAGCTTTGCAGGTTCTCTTCTGCATCGGTACCCCCATGTGCCTTAGCAATGATATGGTCAACTGTTTTTGCTTCAGTGGCTCGTCCTGCCCTTAAGCATTCTTGGCACAAATACTTATCACGCTTGAGTATACGAGCTCGTAACTTATCCCATTGGGTACCATAACCACGTTGATGACGAGACTTACCGCACTGGTGGGTTTCCCACCCTAGATTCTGATGGTCTTCACAGTAACCGTTACGTTCTGTTGTTGTCTTAGCACATCCCTGTTTACGACATGCGCGAGGTATGCGAGGTGGCATATGATCTCCTGTAATCTAAAGAGGCGAATAATCCTCATTGATTTTAAAGGCGGGATTTCTCACCTTTACTTCTGACTGCGCCACGTTTTGTTATTTAACTCACTCACAGCTTGTGACCATGCTTGATGCTGAGTTTCCATTACTCTTTTTAACTCAGTGATAGCAATATCTTGACTATTAGCTCGCATGCGTAAATCTGCCAACTAAGCCTTAGTGTCCTGTTCTAACTTATAACTGATAGCCACATCTTTTAGTCCTGCGGAATTAACAAAGGTATCTTTGATAAATAACTTACCAGCAAACTGTGGTGTTAATTTCGGCTTCACGCCCACATCTTGCATCAGTTGCTTAATGCGAGTGAGTTGATCTTCTAACTTATCTAACTCACTTGTATCTACTGAGGCTTTTAATTGGATAGTGTTATCTGACATATCTATCTCCAATAAAAAAAACCACCAGCTATTAACTGATGGCTATCTATATAAACTCTATCAACGCCACTCAATGAATGACGTTTGTAGAATTAATATATTATGTCTCTCCATAGTCACGCCGTTTCTTCTACCTACAGCTGACGTTGCTGATAATGACCGAAAAATAACAAAATGGTGGTATTCATTGTTTTTGATTCTCACTATGCGCTATCTGTCGAGAATAAAACAGGTCATGGCTAACATAGGAGACAGCGACAACGCTACGCCTTCTGCTGCAAAAGAATATATAAATATAGGTATATTTATTGTTGTGCCTTTTCAGCCCTTGTAATCTCCCTTACAGTTTTTTCAGCAAAACCTACTGTACCCCTAGCCCAGTACGGGTGACGAGCAGTCACTATTACTCTAATTCCAATGAGAGTTCAGATAGAGTGGAATGCTATCTGTCTCCAAAGATACACTTACATCAAATAGATACTATATGACATATTACAATTAAGTATATTTCTTAATATACTGATATAACAGGAATAAAATATATTTTATTGCATAAAGAATATAATAATTATATAATTGAAAACGATTGATATTTATTTTTTGCTTCATTTTAACCGCCCTATGAATATTAAATCATAGGGTTATTTTTTATCTTACATCTATTAATCAAATAAAAATAAATAATTAAGCACAATAAGCTACCATATATATTTACTTTATTTATAATAACAGGTCTAACTATACCTGTATGAAACAATACCTTGTTAGTATTGCCCAGCTTCCCATTCTGGGCTTTTTTTATTCCTTATTATAGCAAATCATTAATAAACTTTGATTTATGTCATTACTTGAAGCTTATATCTGTATATCCTACTACTAATTATTTGACTTTATTTATTAAGTCATTTGATTAGCCATTATTGTATATAAACTTTTTGCCTATTTTTATTTTGCGCTCCATTCTTATGTGAGCGCATTTTTATTGATGTGAAACAAAGACAATGGATGGTTTTCTCGTTATACTGCTTTACTCTTATATCAACAACCCTCTCCTCTGGTTCGATACCTTACTTTTCAGCCCATACCCCACATGGGCTTTTTTAGTTCACACACTCCGTTCTAATGTAATCCTGTAATCCCAATATCACTTGCTCTGATTCTGCAATTCGCTCTCTGAGTAACCAATAATTTCTGATAGCGGTGTCAGTTGGTCTGGCGGTGGTTGCAGAAGCCAAGCTGGTGGAGGGAGTGGTTTTGCTTTTTGGACACTCGGCTTTGATGTACACCCGCTCAGGATTACGCTCAGCACTAACGCGCAACCTATCGATTTCAGCCTTTGCATTTGTAAGTTCCGTCGCGTGTTTTGTATCAAGTTCATGAAGTGAGTTAATGCGCTTTTCGTAGTCGGCCATTTCAGCCACGAGAGAGTCGTTTGTTTTCTTTAGCTCTTTATTCTCTTTACCAAGTTCAATCATTTCTTTAGTTGAAAAGAATAAAGCAACACACAAAGCTCCCCATAATAAAATGGGAAACCAGGGCTTTAACTTATTCACAACTACCCCTCGTTATTTTACCTTTACCCGTTTCCATCAAAATAAAATCAAGTACCATTTCCCCTGCTTTTTCTTTTAGGCTCTGAATTTTATTTTCATGTTGAGGCTTAACATCCTTCCAAGCATTTAACCCTTTGCCAAACTTACTCGCAATTGCTTCATCTCTTTTAAAATCAGCGCAAGCTTCATTGAGTTGTTCCATCACGCTTAATTTTCTAGGATTAACAACTCGCCCTTCTGTCCAATATCGATAAAGAACATCATCACATTCCTCTTGAAACTGAATTACTTTATCGCGGATTTCAGATTTGACCTTGTTGGGATAAATAGTCAGCATCCAAGCTGAAAGTTTTCTAAGTTGTAGGCAAATCATTGATTGCTCACCACCCTTAGAAGGTATTGCGATTTCCACAATACCTTTACTAAAGCGTTTTTTTAACTTAGTAAACTGTGATGCCCAATTTAATCCCATACCTTCAATTATTGGCTTCATGGGAACATACGGTTCATTGTTATGCTCAACAACATAAAGCTCGTTATCATAAAATGGAACAGTAATTGTATTAGTCATAGTGTCTACCTTATTTAGTAATGAACCTTTGCCGAAATAGGAAATCAGCCCATCGAAGCGACACCAGCTTTAACTGATCCCCTCAAAGGCTCATTACCTAAATATTGGCTCGATGTGATTTGCACTTTCGGTGTGCGTAAAACGTGGATACAAAAAAGCCCCGCAAATGCGAGGCTATGAGATAGGATTAATTATTGAGTTAAAGTAACAACCAAGCATCTTCAAAGACTTTTTGTGAATACGGTTGATAGCCCAACTCAACGCCCACGATTGCTTTTGCTAAAGAGATAGCAACTGACTTTGATTGAGTATCTATCTTGTCATTAATACCAACACCAATCTCTTTTGATGCACGGCTAACATAACCATTCGTGTTGTTCTCAACTGGCGGTGCATACTTATTAATAATTGCTGATACTGAGTTCAAACCATATTTACGTTGATATGTTTGAGTTAGTTTATAAATTGCTCTGATGCCATACTCAGGCGACTCAAAGACACAGAATCGAGGGTTAGGAACTCCCGTTTCAATTCCGACTAAACCTTTCCATTTATTACGTGGGTTATAGTCAATGTTGCCTGGGTTGTTATTGCGTTCACCGCGTGCTGGTTTAGTCATTTTTCAGTCCTGCCTTACCCTTAATGAGTTTACTTAATCCATCCACACCGACATACCCAATGAATACACTAGCCAGATATGCCAACTCATGATTGAGACCAAGTAGAGTTAAAAGGTCTTTTACAAACCATGCAAACAACGCACACATAGCGCCATCAAATAATGTTTTCTTCCAACCACCGCCGTTGTACTTACCACGCAGAATTGCCATGCCAGTTGCTAATGATGCGCTAATTCCTTGCTCCTTATGAGCTGCGATAACTTGGAATACTTGATCCCAGAACTCAGGGGTTTCTTTCATATTTTGCATACTCACCCCCTTTCTGGAGGAATTAGTTAATAGAACGCCGACTCACAGCTCTTGTGTGAATGTGAGGTGTTGTGATTGATTCTGTGGTCGGCATATACGAAAAAAGACCGCCTAAGCGATCTTCTGAATGTGAACTATCCGGTAATTCCGGAGAGTTGAACTTGTAAGTAATTCTTACAGGTTGCAGATAACAAAAAAGCTCCCAAGTTAAATACCTGAGAGCCTCTTTAGATAACAATGGGTTCGACCCACCATAATCCTTAATCTTGACAAATTAATTTTATATCTGTCATCAACAAAAGACAATAGATAACAAAACCCTCGAATTCGGGGGAATTAAAATAGAAAGCCCCAAACGTATCGCAAACCAGATTTCTCCGTTCTACGTAGAGGTTATGAGGGGCACTGTTTCGGTAACAAAAAACCCCGCCGTAGCGAGGTCTTGATAAAATTAAGTGTGGTAAGTAATAAATCGCCCACTATTTAGAGATAATAAGGCAATTACGGACAAAATGCAAGCAAGGTTGTTTGTATAACTAACTACTTAGTAACTTGACTAAACACTGCTTCAGCATCACTTTCCTCACTAAAACATTTACTAATTAACATCTCATAGAATGGCTTCCAATTTCTACGCCATGTTCTCTCATTTAATTCTGGTAACAGTTTACTAATCGCTTGATATGCAACTGAAGAAGGCATTCTTTTATAACCACGACCTGAGCAACGAGGACAATCTTTAAATACAGGTACACCCTGTAATTCTGTTTGCTCTTCATCTAATACCTTACCTCGCCCTTTGCACCGACAACGATAAGTTAATTGCCCTTTACCGTTACATGCCTTACAAATAACTTTTTCAATTTCCTCAACTTTACGTTCAGTGTTTGTATATCGTTTAGGTTGCCCTTTAGAGAAGATTGGGAAAATAGCTGCCCTAGTGGAATATTTTGTTGTAGTGATTTTTTTATGGATCATCCCTTTTCCATTACACGCTGAACACTCACACACCGAACCCGCTGAACGGGCGTAATCTTCAAACGCCATTTTTGCGAGGATCACTAAACAGTAACCCAACTTATTTCCCGCCGATTTAGCCACCAGCTTAGGTGTTACTTTAAGTGCATATTGTGTTAACTGTTCTACGGTGCTGAACTTGTCTTCTTTGCTTACGTCATTCTTAGCAAAAAAAGCAGACATGCCAAACTTAGCGCGTTGTTCTGTCATACCTAATGCCCCAGCACTGTCCATCCCTTTTAATCGGTCAGGAGAAGTAGAACAAGAGCTGTCACTGAATGTGGGTGACTTAGGATAAAATTGTTTTAGTGCTGATTCTAGTTTCACTTAGTCACCTCTATTGTAATTTGATTAATGTTCATTAAGGGCACTTCCTTGTGTTCTATCAGTCAACTAGAATGTTTAATGCTTTACTTCGTTTCTTTTGGTGCTTTCCCCTTGCTCTTGAAAGTGGGTAAGTTCCGAGTGAAGATGTTCCTTTTCAGCCGTTAGAATTCTAATAGCGTTTCGAGATTCAACTAGCTTGTCGTACATTTCAACAATCATACTTGCGCCTGCTAATTCTTTAATTTCGTCCTCTAAATTATGCTGCTCTGTTACCCATTCCTCAGGCCATCCATCACCATGGACCTCTTCCTCCTTCATTTTTTTCTTTAGTGCCTTGTAGTTATCTATTGCTTTTTTCAACATTAATTTTCTATTTTCCATTCTTAAATTCCTCATTCAGTTAATGTTTGGTTATATCCTGCATCCGCCACGGCTCCTCGTAATGAGAAGATGGCATGTTGGCAATATAATTATAGGGTTCTGCTTTTTCTTTGGTTAAAAACTGATGTGAGTTGGATTCTAAATACATACCAATAGCCCCTTCCCAACCTTCGCCATTACGTTGTTTTTCCAGTAACAACAATGAGCCTGGTTTCGCAAGTAGTTCTAAATCCTTGTCGGTAAGCAACGCATTATATTTTTGTTTTTCTAATACTTTTTCTCTGCGCTTATCTCGCCAAATTATCATGACGTTATCCGCAAGGTCGGTTATTGCGCCCGTACCCTTTACGTCCATTTTACCCGTGGGTTTTTCTTCACTTTCAGCCTTTCGACTATGCGTTACTAAAATAACGTGACTGTTAGTTCTATTTTTAAAATCACACAAGGCTTCAATAAAGTTTTTTTGTTCTGAATAATCATCGTCTGAGCAAACTTTTGTCAGACTATCAACAATAAACAACTTCACACCATAGCGACGATTAGCGTAGTAAAAAATCTCGAGGAGGCGATCCGCTTTCGCCCTTCCTGTTAACCCAAATAACCATAATTTTTCTTCGTAAAATTTAAATGCCGATTCGAACTCTAATTCTGGTGGTTTTGCTTTGCAGGTCACTTGACGGGTAAGTCGTTTTAATAACATACCGGGTTTCAACTCTAAAGAGGCCACGCAAGCGCGTACACCTTGTCTCATAGCTTCGCAAACGATATGCCCTGCTATTTCCGTTTTACCATGACCGTTCACGCCATTTAACACGGTTAATTCAGACTCTCGGAAATTAAAGTTATAATTCATGGGCTCCCAAGGCGTACGGAATAGGTATTGTTCTTTGCCGTAAATCGCATCCCATGTATCTTGATAAAACTCTTGTGCGCTAAATAATTCTTCAGGATCGAAGTAAGGGGCTTTTTCTAAATAACCGCCTAACTCCTCTCTTGTCATTCCTGCCTGTAAGCATTCATTGATGTCTTTATGGGGTAGCTTAACCAAGCGACAGCGGTACTCACCCAGGCGACTGACAATCTCTTTCGTAGCTTCTCTGCCTACCTCGTCGTTATCTAGTGAAAGCCAAATTTCGGTGAAGCGTTCAAGGTTATGGTATTCAAACTCAATCCATTGCTGCTTAGCGCCTTTGCCACCACCAAACGGCACAGATAGCGCAGATAAACCATATTGACGATAGCTCATGCAATCAATCTCGCCTTCGCAGATAATTACGGAGCGTGCATCGTTGGGGATCTGATCCCAACCAAACAGACAAGGCTCACAATTAGCCTCTGCCATAATGATTTTCTTACCATTTGGGCGTTCGGTACTAATACGTTTAACCTGTAATAATTTACCGTCTCTCTCGAAGGGAAAGGCAATGGCGGGAAGTTCCCTGTTCAATTCATGAGACCACACTACCGCATCACTCACCTTGTATAACTCAGCCACTTCTCGGCTAATTCCTCGACCTTCAAGGTAGCCATAACACGCATCAGGTTTACGCAAATTTTTACCGTAGGTGCTACGGTTAGGACGTGTGAATGCCTTTTGTTTTTTCACTGCAAAATGATGATCGGTATCTAAAATACCTAAGAATTGCTTTGCCTCAGACATGGCTTGATGCAAGCTGCACTGTCTTGCCTGAACCCATAGATTTAATAAATCACCACTTTCCCCTGTTGCAAAATCACACCATACGTTTTTATCCGAAAGATTGATTTTCATGCTATCACCTGCTTCACCATTGAGAGATCCAACGGTCCACTCATGGCCTTGTTTTTTGCCATTAGGGAACAAGTGGCGAACAACGCGATCCACATCGTTACTCAATTTTTCTGATAGCTCACTGGGTGTCATTACGCTTCCCTCAAATCCAATTTATCAAACCAATACGTCACAAACCTTGCACTCACTAATCCGTGATTGAACCCAAACATCAGCACAGCCTTAATTCGGGATTTCATGCTCGTCACCAGTCTTGGATATACAGCCCGTTACCACAGTCGATGTATCCACCAACGGCGGTTTTAGGCGGTGTTTGATTACGTTGCTGACCTCGTTTAAATTCACTGGCATTGCGAAGCCAAGTGTTTAATGCCCGCCCCCAATCAGCGAATACAGATCCCTTGCTGAGGTGGTGATCGGTGAACTTCAGAAATTCTTCTTGCAAACTCACACCCAACTCACTGGCTAAGGCTTGGTGTTTTTCTGTTGGGGCAAAGTCTTCTGGCATAGCCCGTTTTTGAGATTTTGTTTTTTTGGAAGAGGGTTGAGATTTTTTTTCGTCCGCGTTTTCGCGGTTAATAATATTCTCTGTAGTAATCTCTGTAGTAGTCTCTGTATATGTATCACTTTTCAACGTAGGTACACTTACGTCAGAATGTAATAGGTGTTCCGTTTCAACGGAGGGGGTGTTACGTTCAAACGTAATAGGTGTTCCACTTTTTGAATCTACATCGTCTTTATTTTGTACGTTATTGGTGATAGCACAAATAGCTTCAGGTACAACCTCAACGTATAAAACATTATTAAGGGTTGAACCTTCTGATGTGGTCACGGTGCGAAGTTCTAAGGTAATTAACCCCGCATGTCGTAACCGTTTTAATGCGTCCGTGGCTTCTCGTTTAGAAAAACCGAACTGATTAGCGAATGCCTGATAACTGCGTTGTAATTTGTCACCATGAAAGCGCTTACGGAATCCTAATAGTTCACCTGTAAGTTCATCTCTGATTTCAGTGGGTCGATACCAATAAACAATATCAGACAGTAAAATAATGGCTGTGCAGTCAGGTTTACCGCTAGGTAACTTAATGTGTGACCACCAATTAGATGGGATGACATTTCCAGACAGGTTTAACTTACCTATTTGATTAACAGTTTCTGTTGGGGTGAATTTGTTCATTATTTGCCTCCCATAATAATGGTATAGGCACGTACAGGCTCAATCTTTGCCTTTGCATCGATAGTAATAGATGCGATCTTACGAACACTCAGAAAGCCTAAACGCTCAAGTGTTTTAGTCTCTTTATAAAGAGCCTGTTTGCTACAACAGCAAAATTGAGCCATAGCATCATTGTTAATAATTCTTTCACCCTGACCATTTGGGCTACCTGCTGACCAAATGCGGAACATGATCAGTCGGTGCAATGGCTTCTCAAATGGATGCTTGCTAACAAAATCATAGACGTCAATATATTTGCCCATCACTTTACCTCGGCATGTTGATTTGGTGCATGATTTAATCGCTCGTGTGTGTATGGAATTTCAGGATCGTAATGACAGAGAATTGCCACATCTTCAGGAACACCACGCCACTTCCATTTACCAACCCCTTGGCTACTACGAGGCTTCCCTTTTAACGGATAAGCTTTGCCTATCGCAGCATTCGTTTTATGAATGCCTTTTAAAATTTCATACAAATTCATACAACCCTCATCAATGTAACTATAGTATCATTTAAATTTATCAGATAGAATCCAAAGTATCAATTTTAAATGTTACTTTAGTATCAGTAATTTTTATGAGGACTAATTTATGGATACCTTGGCTAAAAGATTAAGTTCAACAAGGCAAGATCTGGGGTTAACCCAACAAGAACTGGCGGATAAAGCAGGAGTTACAAGAGTCGCAATAAGTAAGGCTGAGCAAGGGCTGACTAAAACATTTAATGGGGATACTCTCTTTGATATAGCCAAGGCCCTTGATGTTGATCCCTATTGGTTGCAATTGGGTTATAGCAAGGCAGAAAAAAGAAGTTTTAGTGAAGCTATAAATCGCAAACGAGGATTAAAAGAAGCTCAAGAAAAAATAGTCAATGAGTGCCAGTTAAGTATCCCCAAGGAAAATACCGAGTCTTCAAATAACAACATACAACCATACAAGCAACCTGATTTAAAATATCGATATCCAAAATTAAACTGGGTTCAGGCGGGCCCCTTCTCTCGTTGCGGAGATGATTATAGCCAGTTTGAAATTGATAATTGGTATGACTCCATAAAATATGCAGGAGAAAAAGGGTACTGGTTAGAAGTGAAGGGTGATTCAATGTCATCACCCGTTGGAGTTACATTCCCAGAAGGAATGATTATTTTAGTAAATCCTGAAAAAGATCCATCTCCAAGTTCTTATGTTGTTGCAGAAATAAAGGACACTCATGAAGCTACATTTAAAAAACTGACTTACGATATGGGGCGAGGCTATCTGAAGCCATTAAATCCTAATTATCCACCAATACCTGTTGATGATAAAATAAACATAATAGGTGTTGTTGTCGATGCTAAATGGGATATTTTTTAATTAATTAGTAAGGATGCCAGAGTTAATCTGGCATTTTTTTATTTAAATAAGACTCTAAAGTATCAATAAATAGTTGACATGTCATGATACTATAGTTACATTGAATGCAGAAACAAAAGTATCAATACGGAGTATTAATGTCATGAGCATAAATGAAGCTGTATTAAATGAATGCCAGAAAGCAAAACTACTAGTTAAGATGTATGAATTTAGCAAGGAAAATGGAGAGTTAGACCCGAATGAAGACGCTCTATCCGTGCGAATGCTTTCCGAAACAATAGAATCAATTGTTTCTGCTGTAGAAAGAAATTATCAGCCTGATGTCTCTGTATCGACTAGGCCGATAACAGACAATTATTACCAACAATCCTGCAGCACATTTGCAGAGCGTTTAAAGTTGGTTTTACGTGAATCAGGAATAACCCAAACTGCATTAGCCAAATGCATGGGAGTATCGCAAAGCCTTATTAGCTCTTTAGTTACAGGAAAAAGAAATGGTGTTGAATATAGCTCTGCTATATCAAGCGCTTTAGGGATAAATAAATGGTGGCTGGCTTACGGAGAAGGCGAAATGACAGATTTTTGTACCTCAAAAACAGAGGAGTTATAAGATGACCATCTTACATTCTACTGCAATCCCTAATTTACCGAAACCTGACATAAATACAGGAGTAATGTTACCTATATTCTTGTTTCGTTTCTGGACTAAAACAGAGTGTCCAGAGAAAAAAGAAGTTATGGCCACCAGCACTGAACAAGCTAAAGAATTACTCGGTGGTAATGTTGTTTTCTCTGCACAATTTCCTTGCGAGGCTTAATTATGGCTCACGAACTCAACTTAGAAGCTGTTGCAAAAAAAAGCGACCAACTAAACGCCCTTTTATTCCAGCTCAATGCTGAGCGCATACCAGGTCAGCCTGAAATAGAAAGTTTAATTGGACTAGCTTACGAATTATCAGGTGATATTTCAGTCTGGTTAATCGAAGAAAATACACAGGGAAATAATGACAATGAATAACACTGAATTAAAGCAATCCGCTTGTGATGAATTACTTTATGCAACTTCTATTTTAAATCTCATTATCAACGACAACGTAACACCTAGCGATAATATGTTTAATGCGATTGAATCAGCGGTGGAAAATATAGAAAGAGCTAAAGGACATATCTCTCAATTAAATATTGGAGAATCTCATGAATAACCTAATTGCACATTCACCAAATGATGATAAATACTCAAATCTACTTAGAGTGGCGAGTAATTCTCAGCGATATACAAGAGAACTAAGAGAAGAAATTAAACCTTTATTATCGAGACTATTTCTTCATTATCCAAAACAAGCAGGTAGTTTAAAGGGGTATATTGACGAAATCGATTTAATGACATCGGTAACATTGGCAGAGGTACAAGGCTTAATTAAATCTATTCGAGAAAATAAAAATGAATCACCTGGCATACAATATAAAGAAAATAAATGAAATTAATAAAATAAAAACTCCTCACCTAGATAAATACATTGATGAATACTATCAACATCACGGCCGATGGGAATGCAGAATATATAAATTAAAGGGAGATCCTAAGAATATAATCGATATCAACTATACGCTAATAGATTGTTTTTTTGATTACGAAAAAGCATCTCTTAGTACTAAAGAAATAATGAACCATCACCCTAAAATGAAAGAACGTGTAATTGCATTTTTAAACATAAGGATAGCAAATGAATAACAAACACGAAGCTATTGAGAAGGCAACCGATAACCAAATTACTATTGCCATGCGCCCTGTCTATATTATCGCAGGTGCCAATCGTGCTTACTTAAGTGAGCGTTCTGCGCTAAATAAACTGGCAAATATTCTCACTGAGCGTCAATTCCATAAAGAAGGCATTGAGACTAACTATGAAGGTGAGCAATGCGAACTTGAAAATGGCACAGTCGCTTTCAAGCGTGGCGAACCTACCGAACACTTTATGGATCGCAAGGAAGCTAAATTAACCGAACTCCAAGAGCGATTAAAGAAAGAGCGTCATATTGAACGATTACAAAAAGAATATACGAAAGCTGCCATTAAATATGAGGATGCAGAAAAAGAAACTAATAGATTATATTACGAATTAAAGAATGCTTTAGCCAATAAATAAAATACCACTAAATAAAAATTAATTATAGCGTTCATGCTAGGGATTGCTGCGCTCTAAATCAGGAGTAAGCAACATGGATAAAGTTAATTTACTTGAAATAAGAAGAAAGCGTTTTATCAACTCAGTGCTTATTTACATTAAACAAAATGGAAAGAAAGCTGAATTTAAATCAAAGGTAAATAATAAAACTGTTATTACAGAAATTAACTTTGAAAACTTGAATAACTTCTTCCGTGATGTCTATGAAGAAAAAGATTGCCGTCAACGTTGTAAGTGGAGTGATAACGATATCTATAACACCTATGAGCGTTTATATAAATCTAACGGATCTATTTCTGAAATGGGTAAATTCATGATTGATTATATCGTTGAGCATTTACCTCCTTACTTAAATGGAGAGGAATATAAATATCATGACATTTTATGAGTTTATGAAAAAAGGCAAGCAATTAGAGAATAAAAGATTTTATAGACGCGCAATAGAGCAATATAACCAAGCTTTTATTATTGCGGATCCACCAGCCAAGGGCGCAATGAGTTATCAACAAAAAATAAGTAATCAATCATCTAAGCGTTGTTTAGATAAAGCAAAAATTAAAGTGACGGAGAGTTATTTATGAATAATTTAATTAGTGCCAAGGCGTCAATGACCTCTAAAGAGATCGCCGAATTAGTTGGCGCTCGTGAAGATAATGTAAAAAGAACTATCGAAAGGCTAGCCAATAGCGGTGTTATTTCCCAACCTCCGACGGAGGATGGGATTAAATCAGCTAATGGCGTAATACCAAAACATTATGTTTTTTCAAGTGAGAAAGGAAAACGAGATAGCATCATTGTAGTGGCCCAACTCTACCCTGAATTTACAGCTCAGTTAGTTGATCGCTGGAAAGAACTTGAAGATGAACGAGTCAAGCCAAAATCACAAGCTGAAATTATTGCTGCTATGGCATTGGCTAACCTAGAAAGCGAACGCCGTATATCTCACGTAGAGCAAAAAGTTGAACAAGTGAATGAAGTCGTTGAGCAAATAAAACAAGGAACCATCCCTGCAGGTTGGATTGGTTACTCATTAGCGAAAACCAAATCGGGCATGACGATTGATAAATGCAAGACACTTGCCAAGCAATATGGTGTCAGAAAAGACCAAATAACCATTCTTACCCCAGAGGGTATGCCTAGACCTATGGCGATCATCCATGAGACTGACTTTATGGTGGCAATGAAACACATGATGGACGAAGCAGAAAAACGTGGCACTCGTTGGTATCACCCGAAAATGGGACTATTTCAAGCTATTGGGTGGGAGGATAAATAATGAAAGTAAAATTACCACTCATTGATGCTGACTTAATCCGCGCTGCTTTAGCCTTAATATCCGCGAATGATGATCCGCGCATAGTCACAAAGGTTGTTCACATTAATAACCTATACATAGAAGCAACTAACGGGCATGCATTAATTAAAATGAAACATAATGCAGAGTTCAACCAGGATATTGCTGTTCAGTTTGTATATTCAGTACCTGATGAGGCTGAGTTTCTTGATATCAATAGCCATGATGATGGAAGTCACACTGTTACCTATTACCGTTATGATCAAGATGAGGAATTTAGGCCATTTGAGAAGTCAGAATTAATTCTCATGCGAGGGAGTTACCCCAATTTTAGCGACTTGCTGGACCGCAAATATAAAAAAGGAAAAACACCTTATATAGCATCAGTCTATTTAGCTCTTCCTTATTTAATGTTTGGCAGAGGTAGCGTGGATATTTTGCCTAGCGAAGACGAGCTATCCGTGATGTTTGCCATGGATGCCTTAACATCGGAAATGTATGGAGAGCCTATCTTAATCGCCATGTCCATGAAAAAGGATGTCCACAAATTATCTCAATCCTTACGAGACCAAATCATAGGGAATGACTAATGAAAATTGAATATATTGTGAGTGAAAAGCGGAACGTGGCAAAAGTGGTTATTTTTTCCTTCATCACTGAGCGCAGAAAACTAAATCGGTTAGTTGATCGGGCATTACTTTTTACCCCCGTTCACGAAAGCACTATCGGGTTCTTTTTTCGTGTCACCACTCTTTATGGCAAACCGAGTCACGTATTACGGGCTTACAAGATTATTTGCAAGGAGGCAAACCAGTGATTGAGAAGAACAACACTGATCATGAGATTAATGAATATGACGATCCGCTTATTAAGGCAATTCATCATTTTGATGATGGGTGCTGTTATATCGAGCCTTATCTTCATAACTTAAATTTTAGGCTGTTTATCCATGACGGGGTATATAAGCCCCGCCCTAACCCTAAGCAAGTTACAGAGCCAAAATTAACACCGACTATTAAAAAGAAAAAACGTAAATCGAAAGGAGTTCGCCATGCTGAAGTTTGATAAAGATAACCGCTTAATTTTAGATGAATTAAAAACACTTGAAGACTATCTGAGAGCTTTGGCTTATTGCAACTCTTCAATTATGCGTATTGATGCTGAACTTGAAAGAAAGGAAGAGAGATACCCTGAATGGGCTACTCGCGCAAAAACAGCCCGTAAATATTTAAACTGGCAACGTCGATATATTTGCGATCAACTGGCTATTTTAAAACGCCAACGTAAAGAGGTCGATTATTCACGCCGAATACTCAGAAATGAAATTTTAGTTGCTGAACTTAAAAAGCTCATTACTCACGAAGAGTTTATGCAACTTGTTAATAAAGCCGAAACAGAAGCTAGCGCGCAATTAGTCTCTGTCTTGGAGGTAGATCATGATTACGACTGATCCTGTTTTAATTAAATTAATTTCAGACAACATGGCTGATCCGAGTGATATAACAGATGCAGTTTGGAAAGCCGGTTATCGTAAAACAGATTTTACCACTGAGCAGATCATTGATATTACGGTAAGCATGACCGGTGATTGTATTTATTTAAAATTACCTCATGACAATTTGCCTAAGACATTGGATGACATTAGCAAATATCATTTAAACGATATCATTTTTGATGCTCATTGGGATAACCCACCAGCGATTATTGCACAGTCCATTATGGAGAATGGGTATAGGAAAGGAGGTGATAAATGATTTCGATGAATACGGCATTTCTTCTCATGGCTGAATTTGGGACATCACAAATACCATTAGCAGATATCGCAGAGAAATATTTAAAAATGAGTCAAACGACAGCTGAAAGAAAGGCTAATGCGGGGGAGCTACCAATACCAACATACAGACTAAACGATAGCCAAAAATCCCCCAGAATGATCCATGTTAATGACTTGGCTAATTATATAGATAAGCAACGTAACGATGCAGTTGTTGAATTTAATCGTACGAGATAA